TTTCCGCCACCCTTTCCGGGAGGGGGACCTCCTTTACCAGGCCTTTGCCAGTGGACACCAAGAGGCTTTGGGTCATCCGTACTGTCGCTGTACAACGTTGTATCGCAGGATAGCCGGGGCAGCTGTACCGACCCCACCGCCGATGATTCCTGAAGCGGCTCCTGTGGCGTGGCGACAATCGGCCGATTACGTGGGAGGAACTGACTGGTCCGAAGAGGAGGCGTCCAACTACCTAGTCCAGGACTTGGACGCCGAATATCCCTTCGATGTCTCTATCCAGGACCGTGAGGTGGTTAAGGACGTTATCGTCCAATCGCTTTCAGATGCCAGTGGTCTTCCGTACGAGGACGTCAACAAAATCGTCGCTCAGTGGGCGCAAACCAGCGGCGATGGAGATATGCGATCTCTTGCGATGCAGTTCGATGCCGCGAAGGAGTTTGATGTTCCAGTATCAGACTGGACAAAAGGTCAGCTTGAGGAACTACAGGCCAAGATAACTGCCAGAGGCGGCGTGGGTCCAGGGGCCCGTTCGTTCTGGTCAAGGATGGCCTCGGAGGAGGATCAGCGTAAACTGTTGCGCGTGATGTACGACCAGACCCAAGCAGAGTTTGCGGAGCAAGGTCTCGCTGGTACCGACACGGTACGCCTGTTCCGGGGTGTGGCGTTCCCACCGGACGTGGCTCCCGCTTGGAAGCCTGATCAGGTTGTGAACATAGCTACGAACGCGATGTCAAGCTGGACGTCCGAAGAAGGGACTGAGGGAAGATTCGCTGTAGACATAGACATCTTCGGTGAGGAGTTTGGTGCTATACTCGAGATGGAAGTGCCCGTGTCCCGAATACTGTCCACCGCCCGCACGGGTTTTGGCTGTATCACGGAAAGTGAGTATCTTGTCCTTGGTAACGCCGAGGATTGGGTGAGAGTGGTAGAAACAACCGAGGAGTTCAGATGATGCCGGAACCCATTCAGATCGACGATTCCGAAAAGAATACCGACTGGATCAAGACGCCTGAAAACCGGAAACCGACTGGATCAAGACGCCTGAAAACCGGAAGTCTGAGGCCAAGATCCATCGTCGCTTGAGGGAGGAACACCGAAAGAAGCAGAAGGAGGACTGAGATGCCTTGGACGATTGCGGACGTCGATAGCAAGAAGGCTGGTCTGTCAGCCAAGCAGAAGCGGCAGTGGGTGGAAGTGGCCAACAGCGCGTTAGAAAGGTGTTTAGCTGACGGCAGAAGCCAGAAGGTGTGCGAAGCTTCCGCCATCAAGCAGGCCAACTCAGTTGTTGGAGAGCCGGAGCTGAAAGAGGCTGCCACTATCAAGTCGAGGATCCGGGGCTTTCTCAAAGCGGCCCAATCTCTGCTTGGTGAAAAGACGCTGCCCAAACCCGTTCGGGCGAAGATCGAGGGTTTGCGCGCGGATATGAAGAAGACCTGGAAGGATTTGGAGTCAGAGACACTACCGGTGGCGGTGGCCGAAGCGGTGATGGTTGACGGTGTGGAGCAAAGCCACGATCAGGTCCGGACTCTGATTCGGACCAAAATTGAGGAGGGGATGCGAAACGCCCCAGGCTTGGCTCCAGACTCTTATGTGGGTGCTTAACTGCAAGATGTGTATGACACCTGGTGTGTTTATCAGGACGACTCCGATAGGAAGACCTATCAGCGATCGTATGCCATCAGCCCGGAAGGTGACGTAGCGTTGGGAGAGGCCGTGGAAGTGACGGTGCAGAAGGTGTATATCCCGGTGAAGGAAGCTGTACTCATCGAAACCGATTACATACCCCTCATCGAGAGAAGTGTTCGGACGGATGGTACAATTCCACTCCGGCTGATCGCTCCCGGCTGGGGTTCGAGCGGATACTATCCGGCGGATGTGCTGGAGAGGGATGGACCGAACGTATTTTCGTCAGGTCTGAAGATGTACTGGGATCATCCGACAGAAGCGGAGGAAGCGGAGCGGCCGGAAGGATCCTTGCGTAACCTAGCTGCGGAGCTGGTCAGCTCTGCAGAATGGATGGCTGATGGGATGGCTGGACCGGGCTTGTACGCTAATGCCACGGTGTTTGAGCCATACAAGGACCTTGTAGAGGAGCTCGCACCTCACATCGGCATTAGCATCCGAGCTTTGGGAAAAGGGAAGGAGGGAACTATCGAAGGAAGGACTGGGCCGTTGGTTGAGGAGATCTGCATTGCCAAAGGCTTGGATTTCGTTACTGAGCCAGGTGCTGGCGGTCAGATCCTGCAGCTTTTCGAATCCGCTCGGGGAGTTGCTAAGACAAAGGAGAAGCTCGTGAACGAAAAAGAAGCGCAGGAACTTCGGGATGTCAACGCTACTCTGACAACCGAACTTGAGGCACTCAGGATCGAAGTTGCTCGACATCGTGAGGGAAGGATCCTTCAGGAAGCTGCAACCTTCGTGAGCGCTAACCTTCCAACCGACCTTCCTGATCTCACCAGGACCCGGCTGGTTGAAGTCCTAAGCGCCAAGCCGGTCCTTAAGGATGGCGCGTTGGACACGGAAGCTTTCAAGACTGTCGTCACTGATGCAGCCGCAGCTGAGCTGGACTACATCGCGAAAGTGACTGGTAGCGGGAGCGGGGCCATCGTCGGAATGGGCAGCACTGCCGTCCAAGGCGGAGATGGGAACGTACAGTTGAAGGAAGCATTCAAGAACAAGTATCTCCGAGAAGGCAAGTCGGAGGTCGAGGCCGAGCAGCTGTCCAGTTATGCTGCTCAGGGACGATAAGGAGGTCGAACGATGCCAGCACTGTACCTAGCGACGGGACGATCCGCTGGAGATGAGCTCTCCAGCACGTATGAGGGGCGGCATCTCACTCTTGAAGAGTCACTCCTAGTTCATCCGGTCCACGCGGACGGGTTTGTCGACGTCGGCGATCCGGTGATCTACCCGGAGAACATCGTCGGTGTGGCTTTCTCCAGTGCAGCCGCCGCCACGGATCTCATCGCTATCGACACCGAGGGCATCTGGTTTCTCAATGCCACGGCGAACGATGACGATGGCGGAAGCGCTATCGCTCCAGGAGATGAGCTCTACATCAACAAAACCACGGCGATCCTAAGCAAGATCACCAACAAGAACACCCATCAGCGTTTCGGTTACGCTCTGAGCGCGCTGAACTCTGGGGTGACGGGCGTCGTATGTGTCAAGGTTCACTGGAACCCGGACGACGGTGAGGAAGTCGTTGGCACTACGGCAGCCCCGTGGCAGAGCGCTAAGGCAGGACACATCTTTCGCGAGTATCGCTACGAAGCGACCAATGCTACTGGCGATCATCGTGGTGTTTACTGCAACCTGGAGCTGTCGGGTGCTGGAGCTTCTGGTGAAGCGATCCGGGGTCGCACAATGGTCAACGCAGCACTGGCCGGTGGAGTTCACGGTGGCCACTTCGGCATCGAGTTCGACACTAATGGAGCTATTGGCGGTCTGGCTGTAGGTTTGCGCGGAACGTACCTGGCCAAGAATGCCGACGCAGCTGCAAGTATCGCTGGTGCTATGTCCGAGTTGTTTGCCGGTGGAGCTCTGACCGACTATTCAACCGCGACGGAGCACAGCATCCATCGCTTCGTAAACGATGGAGAGGCCACTGGAAAGGCAACCGCTCAGAACGTGTTCTCGTTCGCTGGTCTGAGTGCCACTCAGAACCAGGCTCACAACGCTTGGGTGGCTGGCCTGACTAGGGTACTCCGGGTCATCGTGGACGGAGTGGTCTACTACATCGGCCTGAGCAACGCGCCCTAGAGAAGTTCGATATGTTGGAAGAACAACGTCAGAACCGACAGGAGAGGGCCGAGCGACAGATCGCAACCCTTTCCTACGAGCATCTCAAACTGACGCGTCAGGTTGAGGCCTGTCAACGGCGGATGAGAGAAATCGATTTGGCCGTGACACGCCTCGAAGGAGGCCTACTAGAAAGCGAAAGATGCCGTGCCGACATATCTACAGCAGCGGCCGTTGAGGCCGCCAAGAATCAGCAGGAGGAATGACGATGCCTTTCGAATTTCTACAGGTGATGGAAAGCTGGGCGGGATATACTCCAGCTGGAGTTATCTCAATCGATGAAGCGGCTGTCGCGAGCCTGGTCAACCTTATCTGCAATCGGGATAGGATGCCAGCGCACCGACATACGTACCTGCTTCAAGAGGCCATCACGACCTCGAACTTCCCGACTTTGTTTGGAGTGGCCATTGACCGGGAGATGCTGGCTGGCTGGAAAGCGACTCCTGAGATGTGGCGCGCCTATGTCAAAGTCGGTCGGGTTCCGAACTTCAATACCCACGAGCGTCATAAGGTTTACGGTAACGATAATCTGCTGCCTCGGGTGGCGGAGAAGGGCGAGTACCTAGTTTCGCCGATGGGAACCGGGAACTATGACACTTATGTCTTGAAGTACGGGAGGCAGTTTGACATAAGCTGGGAAGCGGTCATCAACGACTCGATGGGAGCCTTCTCCAACCTGGCTAGTCGCTTCGCCACGGCTGCTTCTCGATCCGTGGATCGCTTCGTAACTGGTCTGTACTCGTCCGCTGCGGGTCCGAATGTGCTTCTGTTCGGAACACCGATCGTGGACGTCGATGGCCAGGCGATAACCAACCAGGGAGTGCTGCCGTTGACCATTGCGAACTTGGAAGCCACCTTGGCTCTGATGACGTTGCAGACAGACCCAAGTGGTGAACCGATCCTTGTTCGCGGTGTTCACCTGGTGGTTCCGCCTCAGTTGGAGTTCACGGGACGGCAGATCCTGACCAGCGCCCTGAAGACGTACGCGGCCACTGCGGCCGCGGCCGTTGCTCTACCCACGGCCAACGTGGTTGCGCAGTATGGCATCCAGCTTCACGTGGATCCGTACCTGCCCATTGTCGATGCTACTGCCACCGATGACACCACCTGGTATGTGTTCGCCGATCCCAGTCAGGGAGCCGCACTCGAAGTGGACTTCCTAACGGGATACGAGGCGCCGGAGGTCTGTATGAAGGGAAGTGACAAGGTTGCCTTGGGAGGCGGAGCTCCGCTCAATGCCTTCTCCGGTGACTTCGCCACGGACAACATCTTCTACCGGGTCCGGCACGTGTTCGGTGGAACACAGCTCGATCCACGTTACGCGTACGCCCAAGTGGGGCCGTAGTAATGGCAGCGCCGCTGCCCAACGCAGTAACTGTGGAGGCACTGTACCTGCAGGCCATCCTGGAGGAGCTGCAAGCCCTGCGAGCCTCTCTCGCGGACTTCCCGCCCTGCCCCCCACAGGATGTGCCTGCGGGTATGGTGGAGTTGAGGGAGCCCAGGAAAAGGCTCCTTAAGAAGGGAAGGACGAAGTAATGACCTATACTTATGTGTTGGCCAACACCATCGGCCAGGTCCGGTTGCTAATACCGGATCGGGTTGAGACTGACGCTTTCTTCAGCGACGAAGAGATTAGCGCGCTGTTGGCGTTGGAGAGCGATAACGTCAGACGTGCTACGGCGATGGCTCTCGAAACGATGGCCAGCTCGGAGGCCTTTGTACAGAAGGTGATTCGAGTGTTGGACTTGTCCACCAACGGTGCGGCGACGTCTGCGGCTCTTCTTCAGAGAGCGGCTATGCTGAAGAAGCAGGCCGATGCTGCTGAACTCGTGGGGGACTCTGGATTTGACATCGCCGAGTGGGTGGTGAACGACTTTAGTGCCCGCGAGCGTATCACAAAGGAAGCACTGAGATGATTCTACACCCGAGGATGCTGTCCAGCCTGGCCAACTTCTATCCGCAGAATGCCAGGATCCAAAGGGAGATCACGCCCGTACCCCAGGATTCTGTGGGTGAGCCACTGCCGACTTGGGAAGACGTCCTGACGTGTCCGTGTCGGCTGTCTCCAAAAAGCGGCCAGGAAAATAGGTTGCCTGACCAAACTTACGCTGTCGGCTCCCACGTAATCAACCTTCGTGGGTATTATCCGATGGTCCTCGTGGAGATGCGGGTCCTGATCGATCTGACTTACTACGATATCACGGCAGTGGAACACGATGGCCAGTATCATACAACTCGACTGACCGCACAGGTGGTAACGTGAGCGATCCTATAGTCTTCGAAGTAACGAATATGGAGGACTTCAAGGATCAACTCAAGGCCTTGGGTGAAGTCCTCGGTGGACAGGTCGGAATGACAGCGCTCACTGCCGGGGCCTTGATCGTCAGCAATGACGCCAAGCGAAGGGCGCCCTATAGGACTGGTAACCTTAGGCGCTCTATTCACATCGAGCCTGGGAGATAGTGGCAGAAGTCTACATCGGGACAGACGTCATCTATGCGCGTCGCCTAGAGTACGGGTTTGTTAACCCGGATGCTCTGGGACGGGTTTATCATCAGCCAGCCAGGCCTTATCTTAGGCCTGCAATGGAAGAGAACCGAGAAGCAGTGATGGAGGAGATTCGCAAGGTTATTGCAGGAGAGCTTGCGAAATACGGTTGATGACTTTCGCAGAAAATCTCTACGCCTACCTACTGAGTCGCGCAGACATAGTCGCTTTGGTTGCGGCACGGATCTATCCGATGAAGCTTCCACAGAGGCCTACCCTTCCCGCCCTGACTTTTCAGCGAGTTGCAAATGCGCCGGAATATAGTCACGATCCAGGAGCGGCCCATATGCCACTGGTCCAAATCACAGCGTGGGCCGATACCTATAAGGAAGCCGAGGCACTTTCCACCCTGGTCTCCTTGGCAGTTGACGCGTGGGGTTCTGTTATGGTGGGAGCGGCCTTTGTCTCGAACATAGTTGATTTGAGCGAGCCCGCAACCAAGGTTTATCAGGTGGCCGTGGATGCGGCTTTCGAGGGAGTGTCGTTGTGACCGAAACGGCTTTCACCTTAGGTGTCTGGAGGGATTTCACAACCTACAAATGCACCCTGTGCGAGTTCGATTGTATGGATGAAGAGCAGGCTCGGAAACACTTTCAGGATCACTTCAGGGTGCCGAGCGAGGAATTGAAGGACCTGTCACTAATCGTCGATGGGTCCGGGCACGTGGTATCAGTGGCGAGGGAGTAGCGATGGCCAATTTCGTATGGCGAGTTACACACGCCTTCTCCAAACTCTATCGAGATATGCTCGATGGTACTCACGCAGAAGTCGTCGCAGCTGCCATTATGGCATCCTACAATGAAAACATAGATGCTCTTGTACCGGTCCAACTCGACGCTTGTACCTTTGCGCTCCCAATTCTCGACTACGACCACTACGAAATACACGCCGGTTCGTCCTTCCACTGCTGGTACGAACAGACCGTCAGCGACATTGGGGATGAAACGATCATAGCGTTCAAGACGTCCAACACGGCCAAGTACTTGCATATGTTCGCTCACTTCCTCTCCACGGCTGCCGCGGAAGCTCGGCTTCTCGAGGCGCCCACAATAACTGATAATACAGGGGCTTCGCTTGCGGTTTACAATCGTGATCGCAATAGTGCAGTCGCGTCAGGGGTGATCGATACAAGCCAAAGTCCTGATGTGGCGAACCAGGCAACGTATTTCACGGAGGCCACTCAGGGGAACGTGACAGGCGGAACCGAAATTACTCATTGGCATTTGCAGGCCGACTCGGGGAACAAACCGGCAGGTGGAGAAGCTCGGGCGCTTAACGAGTTGATGCTCAAGCCGGACACACTGTACGCTTTCGTTATTGAGAGCCTGACGGACGAAGACAACACTTGCGAAGTGCGACTTAACTGGTACGAACACACGAGTAAGTCCTAGGAGGAAGCCTATACGACGAACTGTGTCGGTGATTCAGTTTGAATCTCACGTGACAAAAAGGAGAGTGTGATGGCTATACTGGACCTAGTACCACAGGATGTGATAGCGAAGTACCCGGCAACGCCCTTGACGGCGAACGCTGCGGACTTCACCTATACGGCATCTGGTGCTGACTTTGCTTCCGGCGCCCGATTCCCGCACACTGGTCGGGAGCTCATCGTGGTCCGCAACGACAATGTCGCTGCCCAAACGCTGGACATCAACAGTGTCGTCGACCCGTACAACCGGACTGGAACCATCACGGCTTACAGTATCGGAATTGGCGAATACGCTGTCTTCGGACCTTTCCCGGTGGAGTTCTGGCGACAGGCGGATGGTTATCTCACGATGAAAGCGTCCGCTGCGGACGTTATGTTCGCCATCCTGAGGCTACCGGACTAAGGAGGAAGAAATGCCACCAACACAAGCGATTTCGGCCTGGGGAACGCTCCTGAAGATCGGTGACGGAGCTACGCCGGAAAACTTCACCACCATCCTTCAGGTGCAGGACATCACTCCACCGGCTCCCACGGCCCTACTGGAGGATGCCACTGCGCACGACTCTACCGGTGGCTGGACAGAGGACAAGCCCACGCTTCTAGATATGGGTGATTGCACCTTCGGGGTTCTGTACGTTCAGACTGGAGCCACTCACGATGCCGGTACTGGGCTTATCGCCGACCTGGTAGCCAAAAAGCTTCGCAACTTCCAGTTGGTCTACCCGGACACTACCACTTGGTCGTTCTCGGCTTATGTGGCCAAGTTTCAGCCCAAGGCGCCCGTCAGAGGATTGCTCAAGGCGGACGTCACGCTCAACGTGTCTGGGCAGCCCACGCTGGCCTAGGGAAGTGATAATGCCTAAGACCAAAAGACTGACACGGAGCGAGATCCTAGAGGCCGCGGACATCCTTACCGAAGAGATTATCGTCCCTGACTGGGGCGGATCCGTCTTCGTCCGCGGCCTCACCGGAGCTCAACGAGATGAGTTCGAAATGCAGGTTATGGAACAACGTGGGCGGAAGCAAATCTGGAATCGCAAAGACGTCCGAGCCCGGCTCGTTGTAGTCAGTGTAGTTGACGAAGACGGGGAGTTGTTGTTTTCGCAAAGCGACATTCCAGCAGTCAGCAAAAAGTCCGCCCGTGCTCTGGAGCCGATCTTCGATACCGCCCGTAGGCTGTCCGGTATGTCCGTGGCGGACGTCAAGGAGCTGTCAAAAAACTTGAAAGGCGGCCAGAACGACGGTTCTGGTTCCGCCTAGCCCTGGCCCTTGGAAGTACGGTCGCCGAACTCCAACAGCGAATGAGTAGTTTGGAGTTCACTGAATGGATAGAATACTACAAAATAGATCCTTTCGGTACTGAACGGGACGACCTGAGGGCGGCGTTACTGGCTGCGACAGTCGCAAATGCAAGTCGAGGACCGGACCAGGCGCCATTTGAGATCGAGGATTTTATGTTACAGCTAGGGGAGCGTCTGCTCCTGAAAGCCGCAAAGGAGGAAGTCGGTGCGACAGAACTTGAGCCGATAGGTCCGGAACAAGGAGCTGCCCTTTTGGCAATGCTCAACGCAATGTATGGCGGTCGCGATCTTAGGGAAGAATAGTCTATGTCCACAGCAATGACCTTGATGGCCAAGCTGGCCCTGGATCACTCCGGCTTTTCCAAGGGCTTGGGTGAGGCTGAGTCAGAGGCCGAAAGTGCCACCGGTGGTACCAGCGACGAGCAAACCAN